TCCCAGTCTTTTCTTGTCTTAAAAACTTCTCCAGTTTCTTTGTGTCTATATGTTTCTTCTACTTTAGCGTCATATACTTTCATTATGTTGTTACCTCTTTCTTAATATTTAGATAGCTAATAGCTACGTCAAACGAATCTGATGTGCTTGACTGCACTGTAAATGTTTTACCACCTTCTACTATTAGCGGTTGTGTTAATAATTCTTTAGTTTGATTGGCTGTTAATGCTGCTGATTTAATAGCTGTAATACTGTTGTTTAAAATAGTTACACTTGGAGTACCAGCTGATGTAACAAGTATAGATTTAATAACAATAGTTTCATTGACCGCAGGAACACTAGCACCTAATGGTGTAAGTGCAGCACCACTTGTACTATTATCTATACCTACAAATTTATATTGGTTTACTACTGCCATTAATCTAAAAAGAAGCTTCTAGCTTCTATCTCCTGTTTTAATTCTTCTTGAAACGTTGTGTTTAATTTTTCAAGAACAGCATCTAAATCTCTAACTAAAGATTGTGCTACATCTTCTTCATACTCTGAGCTTGCTCTAGTTAATGTTTGTACTATCTTAGCCATTATGTATATAAATTTTTAGCTCGTTCTAACATTACTTGCAACATTTCATCTGTATCTTGTACACCCATAGCTTGTAAGTTTACTACTTCGTTAGGGTTATCGTGTAAATATCTTAAAATTAAAGAACTATCTTCATTATTCAGATTATCCGGTAAAGCAATATCACCTTGACCATCTTCAAGATAAACACCCATAATGCCATCGTCTCCTCCGTCTCTCGATATATAGTTTCCTTGTGAATCCATATAATAATTAGGAGATGTGTTACCAGCAGCGTCTGTATAACCAGCTAATCTGTTTGTCATATAATCTTTATAACCTTGTAAAGTTTCAGGATATTTTGTTTGATTTAATCCCCTAAAGTAATCTATGTTTTTTTTTAAACTAAGGTCTCTAATGGGTTTTAAGATATTTAAACCCGTTGTAACAGGTGTGGGTAAACCAAAAGGTGCATTAATTGTTGGAACACCATCATTATACAATGTTTCTAAACCTGTTACACCTACACCAGTAAGATAATCATTTCTTGATCTTCTATAGTCATCCCCTGTTACAGGTTTATTATCTATGGTGTCAGGAGTGTAGGTAGTTACCGGTGGTTTATATTGTCGGTAATCAGAATTCTGTCCACCGCCGCCTCCGCCGAGGTTTCCTCCACCTGTATTAGAACTTTTACTACTACTTTTACTTTCAGCACTACCTGGTGCTCCACTTCCACCTTGATATTGACCTGAGTTATCTCCGCTGACATAACTACCACCACCACCAAATGCAATTCTTCCAACTCTTTGGCCCATTGCGTACATCTGTCTAGCTTGTTGTAATCTTGTAATTGACATTATCTTCTTCCTCCAGCATGTATATCTAACCTAAAAGTCCCTAATTTCCAACTAGTATCCACTGCTGTGTTAGATATTGTAAGAGCGATAGCTCTTGCTCTAGCTCTTGTATCAACTTTGCTTGTAGAAGTTGTTACTGTAAAGGGACCAAGTGATGAGCTAGCTGCTGCATCATTAGAATAATTTCTTAAATCTAGTTGTATAATAGCACTTCCTTGTTGTGATATAAAATCTGGTATAATTCTACTAACTCTCATAATGTTTTCACCATCACCTCTAAGATCACCTAAATTAGTTGCAGCTCCTCGTACAACTTTTTGTGTAATATCATAATCCCCTGATGTAATGTTTGCCGGAATAGCTGTTGTCACTCCAAGTCTTACTTGGTTAACACCTGTTTCATGTTCATAGTAATATGAAACTCCTTCAGTGTTTCCTGTTACATCAAAAGAAGTATTAGTATCTGCATCATATTGAGTTGCATGAGGTAAACCAAATACAGCTGAGTCTTGCCAAGTAGTTCTAATAAATAAAGGACTTGCGTTTACAAACCATATAGGTCGTTTAGCAGTAGAATCTAGATAACTATATGTAACCGATTGAGTGTTAACATTTGAATTAGCTTCTGGATAAAACCATGTTACTTCTCCAAACAAGTTGTTAATACCTGCATAGACCATTTGATTAGACGTGGTGTTAAGATTGTCATAAACATAGTCCTCAACTAAACAGTCCATCGATTCTAGTTTACCAGTGTATCTAAAGAAACCATTATCAGACATCCAATACGCAGCGCCGTCAACTTCAACAGCTGCATTTTTACCAATCAATCCACAGTTAGTACCTACTTGTTCAAATGCAAATGTAAACGGAGTTCCAACAAAACGCATGGTAAATAAAGATGTATCAGACCAAACATAAATTGCATTTCTACCAAGTTTAGCTCCAATGATCCGTGATCCGGCGGCCAGTCTTTGTGTACCAGCACTATTTTCAGCTGTTGGTGTGTAGTCGTTAATATTTTCTTGAGAAGAAAAACGTATAAACATTTCATCTTGTGTTGACTTATCACCAATGGTTGTTTCTGTACCAAAGAAAACTAAGTGACGATCGGGAGTAGATACTAACATATCACGTGACGCTGTTGGTGCACCTGATATAATAGTTGCTCTTGTAGTTACAGCATTTACTAAATCTGAATCCCATTGAAAACACTCACCATTAAATATTAATGCAATAGCTGTGCTTCCTAAATTATCTATAGACCACATACCTGGTTCTTCAACTTTATCCGTAGTTGCTGCTGCTTGACCCCAGGCTGAGTAAGAACTAAAATTAGTAACTGTTGCACCATTGCTGTGCGAGGCGTTAGTTGTTCCTCTAACATTTCTAGTAATTCCTGTAAAACTAGTAGCGGTGGTTCCTGTGTAAGATATTTCTTCATTGTCTACTTGTATAAAATTAGTTCCCGTACTTGGAAATCCTGTTGTGCTCGCTACATTAATCGTAGTTCCAGTTCCACCTGTTCCAGCAGAGTCAGCATTTAATGCTCCATTTAAAGTTGTTGTTTGTGGATTTGTAACTGTGCCACCCCACTGTGATATACCATAACCAAAAACTCCAACCTGATCAGGAGGACCAACATGATAGTATTGAAAATAAGTTATGCCTCCAGAAGTAGCTGCACCACTTCCTGTTTCATTGCTAGGCATTGTAATAGTAAGTGTAGTTCCTGAAGGAACACTTGTTACCATAAATTTTTTATCTGCAAAATCAGAAGCTCCAAAATTAGAGTTAGTAATAGAACTAAAAGTACTTGTGTCACCAAATAAAATTATATCTCCTGTTTCAAAATTATGAGCTGAGGCAAAAGTTAGTGTTACAGTTGGTTCTCCATTAGTTGTACTAAACGCGTTAGTAATAGCTGTGCCTGATGGATTAACTAAAGGATGTATATCATAGTATACTCCTCCTGTATAAACATATAAAATCCTGTTAGTTCCAATTAAAGAATATTTAATACCTGTTTTATTAACCATATGATGCAAACCTCTAGCCGCACCAGTTAATTTACTGTCGCCTAATTGTGACCAACCACCTATTTTTTCAGGTGTACCATATCTAAAACGAACGTTTTCGCCCCCTGTCCATTGAGACTCAGCGCCGGTAGATGTAACTTGTTTATTGAATCCGGGTAAAAAACCTAGTTTTTGTAACATATAAAAATCCTGTTTTTAATGGTTTATATTAAATGTGACGCTATATCAAGATCTGTAATTACAAAATTAACTTTGTCAGAGCTGTGTCAGAACCTAATACACCTCTGTAAAAAGTATTAAAAGATAAACTTATTCTAATATTATCTCCTTTTTTAACATCCACTCCATGATTTAATGATGAAGGAAACATAAATAACTCTCCTGTTTTTGCTGGAAAAGTCAATGTTTCAGAATTCCAAAAATTATACTTTTTAATTAAGGGTTTAATAGTGTGGTTAATATTTGAATTATAAAATTTAATGCTATCCTTATTACAATTAAAATATAATACACCGGATATAATTGAATTAGAATGTAAATGTTTATGATGGTATTGATTCTCTTTTGTATAATTTAACCAAGATTGAGTTATATAAAGTTCAATATTATTTTCAGGGCAAATAATTTTTTCTAAATAATCTTTGCAACAATTTTCTAAAAAAATTTTTATATTTTTTAATTGTTTTCTATCTAAAACATTACTATCTTCTGTATGTATATTGCCTTCATTTTTAATACAATTATTTTGTTGGTCATTAACAAATTGTAATTCTTGTTCTGTAAAATTTCTGTCTATATTATTTATATAAACAGGAGTAGGAAACAAACCTAAGGTTTTTATCATTTTGGTAGTATTATATTCCAGTCAAAATCTTTCAATATATCTTTTAATTGAATATCTGATTTTTTATGCTTTTTAATATACTCGTGAAGCTCTTGAGTATCAACAATAATCCACTGACTTAAACTTTCAATAACCATTTTATCTGATTTACTGAATATATTACCCTTTTTATAGTGTTGTCCTTTATCATGCATAATAGGACTTAAATCAAATTTTAATTTTTGATTATGAAAAAGGCCTTCTACATCCCATCCTTCTTCTTGTTTTTGCTTTTTAGTAGAAAAAATTATATCTTTTAAATTATCTTGTATAAATTTATTTAGTTTCAAAAACTAAATTTTATGATGTTGCTAAAACCCAATTAACTGTATCTTCATCCCATTCATATCTTTGTCCATCATCTGGATAAGAAACTGGAGCATCCCAAGTACATGAAGTTTCATTTAATACCCAACTATTAAATGGTTTAGGTGGGATAAATGCATCTCTTACAGGATCATAGGTATCACCAATAGCAGCATAATTTTTTCTAAATGCTTTAGATTGATCAGCACTAGGTGTTAATGAATCTGGTTCATAATGAACTCCTCCAATAGTATTGTAAGAAGTTTGTTTCCAATTTGCATCTGGCTCGTTGTGATGATTTCTTTGAAAATCTATTCCAGCTTGTTCAGTAACAGCTATATCATTTGAAACAACTTCAACTGTTGTAACAATATTATTATCATCTAATTTTACAAAATGTGCCATAATTATTGAAACCTATACCTTATAATTACTGTACCAGAGCCACCGCTTCCACCACTTCTGCTTGTGTCACTACCAGCTCCGCCTCCGCCGTTACCTCTTCCACTTGTTCCATTTCCTCCACCACTTGAACTATTGTGAGTACCACCTATAGCTCCAGCTGCGTATGTAAGAGAAGAACCTGTAATATCATCTGATGAACCACTTCCAGCTGATCCTCCACTGTTACCACTGGCATTACCGCCGCCACCTCCTTTACCGCCGCCACCTCCTGCTCCAAGAGAAGCGCCGCTTCCACCACTATTACCTTGACCACCGGTACCTGATCCTCCAGAACCAGAAGAACCACCTCCACCACCAGAGCCACCACTATTACCGCCAATGACAGGAGCTTGTCCATCTCCGCCGCCACCGCCGCCAGTTGTGCTTGTACCAAAAGCAGATGAAGTACTACCAGATCCACCATTACCTCCGGCTGATCCACCTGATCTTCCTGATCCACCGCCACCAACTACGATACTATAAGATTGTTCAGAAACAGATTGACTTGTAGAAGTAAGCATACCGCCTGCTCCACCGCCACCACCAGCACCTGAACCCGGAGAGGATGCTCCACCGCCAGCGCCACCGGCAACTATAATATATTCAACATTATTATTATCTGAATCAGTAGCTTCTTGTGTTACTTCAAATGTACCATTGCTTGTAAATGTATGAACTTTAAAATCACCATCTGTGCCAATAGATCCACCAGTAGCTTCTAAAAATAATTCTTTACTACCGCTAAAACCAAAACCACTTGCTGATGCTGCTCCTTTAGTTCCTAATAGAGGCATTAAAACTCCTTATGCGAATTGTGTTTGTGCCGCAAATACTTTAAATGTTGCATCACCTGTTTTAATAATTGTATAGGTATAAACATCTACACTGTTAGCATTTCCTGCTGAGGGTGCTGC